TTGCTTTTGATAACGATACAGCAGGGCAAGACGCGGCACGGAAGGTAGCCCGCATACTGAAGCCCAACAAAACTAAGATACTGTCTTTTCCTACAGGCTTTAAAGACGCTAACGATATGCTGAAGCAGGGAAAGTTTGAAGAGTTTACTAAATCTTGGTGGGAAGCTAAGACCTATACTCCTTCGGGAATTATAGAACTCTCTAGCAAACTAGATGATTGGCTTAACCGAGAAGATAAAAAAAGCATACCCTATCCTTGGGACGGACTTAACAAAAAACTATACGGTATGCGTAAAGGAGAATTAGTTACGCTTACAGGAGGCACGGGACTTGGTAAGTCTAGTGTAACAAGAGAGCTTGAACACTGGCTTATTAAAAACACAACAGACAATGTTGGAGTTATAGCTCTTGAAGAAAGTTGGTTGCGTACAGCAGATGGTATTGTGGCTATAGAAGCTAACGACCGCCTAGAGTTATCTGAGAAAAGAAGTGCGTACAGCGAGGAACAATTGGTGTCCTTGTTTAATAATGTTATTGAAAAAGATAGAGTATTTATTCATTCACATTTAGGTGCTACTGATGTTGATGAAATTTTCTCTAAGCTTAGATATATTATAATAGGATGCCAGTGTGAGTGGGTTGTAGTTGACCACCTGCACATGCTTATTAATGTGATGACAGAAGGAGACGAAAGGCGCGGCATAGACAATCTAATGACACGGCTCCGTTCTTTAGTAGAAGAGACTGGCGTAGGTATGATATTAGTATCACATCTTAGAAGGGCTGCTGGAGACAAGGGGCATGAGCAGGGTGTAGAAGTATCTCTTTCTCACCTTAAAGGCTCACAAGGAATTTCACAATTGTCAGATTGTGTGATAGCTTTAGAAAGAAACCAACAGGCTGATGATCCAGAAGAAGCTAACACAACTAAGGTAAGGGTTTTAAAATCTAGGTACACAGGAGATACGGGATTAGCTTGTAGTTTAAAATACAACTCAAACACAGGAAGGCTTTATGAAACAGATATTGATTTCTCCAAACAAGATAGCACATCACCGTTTTAAAAAAGTACTTTTTGATGTAGAAACAGACGGGCTAGAAGGGAATAAAATACACTGCATCGTAACTAAAGTTATTGGTGAAGAGCCTAAGTTATTTCCTCCTGACAGATTGCAAAAGGCTGTAGACATATTAGAAAGCGCTGATGTTTTAATAGGTCACAATATTATAGGCTTTGATATACCTGTAATTAAAAAACATTTTGATGTGCGTTTAACTAACCACGTTGAAGACACGTTAGTAATATCTCGTTTAGTTAATCCCGTTCTTACCGGAGGTCACAGCTTAAGCAACTGGGGCTACCTCCTATATCCTAATGATGCCTCTAAAAGAAAAGCAGTACAGCCTGATAGTTGGGAAGAATACACCGAAGAAATGGGCGCTTACTGTATTCAAGATGTAGAACTAAATGCAGACATGTACTATAAACTACTAGGGGATCTAAAAAACTTTAGTCAAGAATCTGTAGACTTAGAACATGCAGTAGCTTGGATAATGAAAGAGCAAGAGTTGACGGGCTTTATGCTTGACGAAAAGAAAGCCACTCTCCTATCTGCTAAACTAAAGTCTAAGATGGCTTCGCTTGAAAAAGAAGTACACGAAACCTTTCAGCCTAAGTGGGTGGACGATAAATTAGTTACTCCTAAGTTTAACAAAAACGGTGCTTTATCAAAGTCCCCCAAACTAACTGATGAAGAACTTAGTCTATGTGAAAAAAATAACTTTAAACCTTTTATGCGGCAGAAGTGGGTAGAGTTTAACTTAGCTAGCCGCAAACAAATTGGCGAGTACCTTATTAATTTTGGATGGAAGCCTAAAAAGTTTACTCCTACAGGGCAACCTATTGTAGACGAAGCTACACTAACAATAGTTAAGAACATACCTGAGGCTTCTCTTATTGCAGAGTTTATGATGCTACAGAAACGAGTAGCACAGGTTGGCTCTTGGTTAGAGCTGGCTCAAGACGGTAGGGTTCATGGTTTTGTTATACCTAACGGAGCTATTACCGGAAGGATGTCACACCGAAGTCCTAACGTAGCTCAGACACCTAGCTCTGGAAAGCCTTACGGCAAAGAATGCAGGGAGTGTTGGACAGTACCCCTAGGATATAAGTTAGTAGGTATAGACGCTTCTGGTCTTGAGCTTAGAGTTTTAGCACACTATATGCAAAACGAGGATTATGTAAATGAGATCATCAACGGAGATATTCACTCTACAAATCAAGCACTTGCAGGACTTGAACTACGAAGTCAGGCGAAGACTTTCATCTATGCCCTCATATACGGAGCCGGAGATGCTAAAATTGGAAGAGTGGTTGGAGGAAACTCAAAAGCCGGTGCAGCACTTAGGGAGCGTTTTATCCGCAATCTCCCATCACTTGGAAATCTTACAGAAAGCGTTAAACAAAGAGCGCACAAAAACAAATACTTAAAAGCTTTAGATGGTAGGACTATACATATACGAGAAGTTTATTCTTCTTTAAATTCTTTATTGCAGGGAGGTGGGGCAATAGTTATGAAGACTGCTCTAGTTCTCTTAGACAATAAGATTAAACAGCATAAGCTAGACGCTAAGTTTGTAGCTAACATACACGACGAGTGGCAACTGGAAGTACATGCGTTGCACGCAGACCACGTAGGAAGACTAGGCGTAGAGGCTTTAGCTGAAACAGCCACAGCATTAAATATGTTTTGTCCTTTAGACGGCGAATATAAAATAGGAGATAACTGGAGTGAAACCCATTAAAACTTTAGACACGTTAGTAGAAGACATCTACAAAGAAATATCTAAAATAAGCGAAGGCCAAACTTTAGAGGTTTCTGAAGAAGAGTTAGATGCTTTTGCGGAAGGAATGAAAAGCGCCATGCGACAGTGGCTTGTACCTAGGGAAGTTAAAAAGCCCTACTTGCGTATGTCTAATATCGGTAGGCCCGAAAGACAACTATGGTACGATATGAAAACAGACCCTAAGAAAAACATAGTAAGTCCTTCTACCCAAATCAAATTCTTATATGGTCATTTATTAGAAGAGGTTGTTTTGTTTTTGGTTAAGTTATCCGGGCATAAGATAACAGCCCAACAAAAAGAAGTTACTGTTAGTGGTATTAAAGGACACATGGATTGTAAGATAGACGGTGAAGTAGTGGATATTAAATCCGCCAGTAACTTTGCTTTTAGGAAGTTCTCACACGGTACGTTAGCCGATAAAGATTCCTTTGGTTACTTAGCGCAACTGTCAGCATACGAAGAGGCAGAGCAAACAACAGGCGGCGGTTTCTTAGCCATCAATAAAGAATCAGGCGAGCTTAGTTTTTTTAAACCACAGAGTTTAGATAAGCCTAATGTGCCTGCTAAGATTGAAACACTAAGACAACAACTAAAAGAACACACACCTCCTGCTCGCTGTTACTCTCCTATACCCGACGGGGCTTTTGGAAATTTAAAACTACCTAGTGAGTGTGGCTGGTGTGCGCATAAGCACGTGTGTCATAGCGACGCTAATAACGGGAAGGGGCTAAGGACTTTTAAATACTCGAAGGGCTTTACTTACTTAACAAAGGTTGTTCGTGTTCCGAGGGTAGACGAAGTTGCCGCGTAGGACACCGAGAAAGGCACGACCCAGAGAAAAGAACATACCTGCAGGGTATGATAGTAAATGGGAATACGAGTTACATCAAGGCGCTCTTAGCTCTTGGAGTCACCATACTGACAAGGTATCTTATGTAGTAGAACATACTTACGAGCCTGATTTTGTAAAAGATAAATTCCTTATAGAAGCAAAGGGAAGGTTCTGGGATCACGCGGAGTACAGTAAGTATATATGGATTAGAAAAGCTTTGCCTGACACAATAGAATTTATATTCTTATTTCAAAAACCGACAGCGCCTATGCCCGGAGCAAAGAAAAGAAAAGACGGTACTAAAAGAACACACGCTGAATGGGCAGAAGCAAACAACTTTACTTGGTATAGCGAAGATACTTTGCCAGCGGAACTTAAGGAGTAAGTGATGGGCTTTTGTAAAGTTAGCTATAATAAAGTATGGAGAGCTGCAAACAAAGAAAAAGTAGCTATATCGAACAAAAAATACTACAGTGCAAACGTAGAAAAATATAAAAAATACAAAGTTGCAAACAGAAGTAAAACAAAGGCAGCGGATAGATTAAGAAAGTATGGTATTACAGTAGCAGACCACGAGCTTATGTTGAAAGAACAAAAGAACAAGTGTAAAATATGTAGAGTTACTTTTGTTAATGAAAACGATAAAAACTATAAAAAATGTTTAGGCGAGTATGTCGACCATTGTCATACCACAAACAAAGTTCGGGGGCTACTGTGTCACAAATGTAACACAGGACTTGGACTGTTTAAAGACAATATAAAAAATTTACAGGACGCTATTAATTATTTACAGGAAACAGCATGAACTACAAATTTGATGAAGACAAAACAATAGAAAGCATATCTCTGTATATACAAAATACTTATAGCGCACACTATGCAAAAAATAAAAAGTATCAGGCAACAGATATGATATTTGATTCTGGTTATGGTGAGGGATTTTGTCTTGGTAATATTATGAAGTATGCTATGCGCTATAAGAAGAAAGAAGAAGGCTACTTGTTAGATATTAAAAAACTTATTCACTATGCTGTTATTCTTTACGGAGAAGAAATGAAGCGTATCTGTGCTACAGAAGCACAACAAATGGCACTAGAAGAAAACAATATGGAAAGGCATTAATAATGCTAAGATTTTTGTATATG